AGGTTGGACGGCCACGGAAGCGACGCTGCATTGGCAATGCCCGTTTGGATGGCAACGATGGACTGCGCGATGCTGAAGGCCTTCTGAGCGGCAAAGACCGCCCTGAAGACGCCGGACTGCTCTTTGCCGGACTTCTGCAAGATGGCCAGAATCGAGCCGAAAGCATCAGCTGTTGCGCCCAATGCCGTCATGTTCGCGTTGGCCCGCATGTCCGCGATTCGGCGGTTCATGTCCTCTTCGATCGCGACCTTCTGATCTGCGTAGATCTGGCTCGCCTCCAAGTCACGCAGGCGGGCTTCTTCCGTCGCCTTCAGCGCGACCTCGGCCTGCTGGCGGATCAGCGCTTCTTGAGCATCGGCGCCGCCGGTGCTGGCCTTGAACTGGAGAGTCGTGGTGATCGCGCTGTCGCGCTGGTTCTCCAGGGCCTTACGCGCTTCGATCGCATCCTGCATCGCCTTGGTCTTGGCGCGCTCCGCCTCGTCGAAGCTCAGCTTCCCGCGCTCGTAGCCGTCCTGCGCCTGGCGGATGGCTTCTTCTCGTATCAGGTCGATCTGGGCGGACTGGTCCTTGGTGACTGCAAGTTCACGTTCGGCACGCGCGCGCGCATTGCGCTCGGCAATTTCGTCAAAACTCTCGCGCGCGGCCAGCATCGCACCGGCCTTGGCGCGCTCGGCTTCTGCCGCGGTCGTGACGCCCAGACGGACCTGCGCGTCAGCCCTGCGGAAGGCCTCATCCCGCATAGCCGTGATGCGATCAACCTCGTCCGCCGTGGCGGCGATGTTCAGTTCGGCGGCCTCTTGAACGGCGCGCTCTTCCAGCAACCTGCGCTCGCGCGCGTACTTCTTGACGATCTCGACCTTGGCCTTCGCGTAGACCTCGGCGTTGTCCTTATCCTGCGCGGCCCGGCGCAGGTTGTCGGCCAATGCCTTCTTTTCCTCTGCGTCGATGCGCGCCAGTGCGACCGAGTTGTCAGCCACGAGGCTCTGCAGGTAAGACTGGGCTGCTTCGCGCTTGGCGCTGAGCTTTCTGGCCGCCTCATCGTCCGGGACGCCTTTCAGGTTAGACATGGGCGCGACGGTAGGCCCAGCCACCGTCCCTGACGCGCCAGCAGCCCACGCATCGCGCATCGCCTGGCCTGCGGTCTTCGCTCGGCTGAGCGTCTGGCGGTCGGCCTCGTCCAACTCCTTGCGCCGGCGTTCCGCGTCGGCCTTCATCTCCTCGCCGATCGCCACCGCCCCTGCAAAGTCGCCACGCAACACGGCCGCGACCTGAGCACCAATGCCGCCGATCTCGGTACCGATACCTTTGAAGACGAACGCCACATTCCGACCTAGCACGCTCAGCGCTTGCCAAGTCACGTCAGCCGCGTCGGCGACGTACGACAGAAAGGTTCTGGTTTCCTTCGCCCACCCTGCAATAGCCTCATTGCGGCTCATTGCGTTCGTGCCATCATTGGCCGCGGCAAACTGCTTCGCCAGTTCGTCCAACACCTCTGCCAAGCCCTTGGACGCGCCAGTGAGCATCGCGCTTCCGCCACTCAACCTGTCGTACTCAAGTGCCAGCAGTGCGGCTGAGTCCTGCGCGACTTGCATCGCCCCTGAGATCGTCTGCGGGAACTTCTTGAAGTCGGCCTCGATCCTCGAGGCGGACTTTGTCAGCGCGTTTGCGACGACGGCTGAGGTCAGCTTCCCCTCTTCGCCGAGCTTCTTGAGCGCGCCGATTGGAACTCCGATGCCATCGGCAAGCTGCTTCATCAGGTATGGCGCACTCTCCATAAGCGAGCGCAGCTCATCGCCTTGCAGTTTCCCGGAACCGAGGGCCTGGCCAAACTGCACCATGGCATTCTTGGCTTCGGTCGCGGACGCCCCTGAGACCTTGATGGCCTTGCCCAGCAGCTCGGTGATCTTCAGGGTGTCGTTCTGGTTGCCGCCCATCTGCACGATGGACTGGTTCAGCCGGTTGAAGACCTCGATGTTGCCGGCGAGGCTGGTCTGAGTCCGCCGGCTGGTTTCCACCAAGCGGCTGAAAGCCTCCCCGCCTCGTTCGACGCTCCCGGCCGCCACCTCAACCCGCGCCTGCAGCAACCGCATCTCGTCGGCCAGTTCTGCAATCTTGAGACGGGCCATGGCCGCCACCAAGACCCCCACAGCAGCTGCAACGGTCGTTAGCTTCGCGCCGAACTCGGACACGCTACCCGAGGTCTTCTTCAGCTCCCGATCCACGGCGCGCTGGCCGTTGATCAGTTCCTTAGTGTCTAGGCTGACCTCGTAGTAGATGCCGCCAACGTTTGTGCCTGCCTGCATCTGGTGGGATGCTAGGGAGGCAGGCTACTTCTTCCCGGTCTGGTCTTTCTTCTGGCGAATGGCGTTGATGATCGACGCGATTGGCAAACTCACCAGCGCAATGGGAATCGTTGGGTGGACGCCCTGCAAAGCGGTGTAAATCGCTCCACCCACGCAGCAAGCCCCAATGAGGGCGCCGGCCCCTTGACCGAACAGGTCGCTGGTGAAGACCCCTTGAGCGTTCGCGCGCTGGGCGGCGACCACCTCCTCGCGATGCCGGATATCGGCCCGCGTCTGCATGTCCTCTTGGTTCATGCGGTGGGCCTGTTCGCGCTCTGCCATCGCGATGATCCTGTCCGCTGTGCCGGGCAGGTATTGGTCGTACGCAAACAGATCTTGAGGAGCCGGGAGAGGCCCCTGATGCATCGTCTGTTGAAAGGTGATCTGCTGCCCGGGTCTGGGTGCTGATGGGGCGGTAGGTATAGGCCTTGAACCTACGTTACGCCCGGGCTTAACCACGCCGCGTTGCCCGGTCCTCAGCCGCAGCTTTCCTCAGCTCGTCGCCAACACGGACCCAGTCAGATTTCGCCTGCTTGTCACGGTCGGGAAGAGGTTGCAACTTCACGATTGCTTCATCGGGAATACTGCTCACCGAATAAAGCAGAAACGGCGCTGCCAGACCCTTCCAGAAGCCGCGCACGAACGCCTGCCGCTTGGAGTCCTTGAGGTTGATTGCCGTATGCATGGTGCTGGAAGTTTGCCACAGCATGCTTAACTGATCCAATTTTCGTATCACGGAACGTTGAAAAGTCAACCGCTGGGTTGGTTGCGCTCGTGGTGGGCCTTCATGGCCGCCTCGTACTCTTCCCTCGTGGGCACGTCGCGCTGCTTCTTTCCCGCCTCCGGGAACTTCATCACGAACATGGTCTGAAACTCCGTCATGGACAGCGCCTCGGCGTCTTCGCTGGACAGGCCCAGGTGCACCCGCGCGGCGCTGATGTACTCAGCGGCGTGGAATTCGGCAGAGAACTTCCCTTCGCCCTCTGCGCCACCCGGCCTGGCGGTGCCGCAGATGCCGTGGCGCATGAGGTGCTTGGCGACGATCACCTGCTCGCCAGGCGGCATCTCGCCCGGATGCCAGCCGGCCTCGTCACGCCAACCGATCAACGGCGAGACGTCTTCCTGATCGCCCAGACAAGCCAGCACATAGGCCGCCTCCTGGGCGGCGTTCGTCCCATGCAGGGCGGCGAACAGGGCGACGATCTCACCGGGGCTCCCGAGCGAGGCGATCCGGCCCAGGCTGGGCCGGAACGTGAAGACCGAGCCGTCGCCGGCCGTCGCGCGAACGAGGCCGGATTCGACGAGCATCAGATGTTGAAGAGCGTCGCCTTCAGGCCGGTGCCGCCGGTGAGGTGCACGTTGCCCTTGCAATAGGCGCTGATGGTGCCCAGCACGACGGCCACGCTCGCCCCAGCGCCCACCACGATGGCCTTGCCGGCGGACACATCGACCGAGCCCAGGCCCGGTACCGTCACGGTCGTGCCGCCGTCGCCGTCGACGGTGATCGTGTCGTCCGCAGTGAGAGTGGCCTCGGCGGCAGCGAATGCGCCAGCTTGGCCGGCGTCGATGGAAGTGATGGCAGCCATGTGATCTCCAGATTAGGCGCGGGTGTAGGCGACGTTGCCGTTGCTCATCGCGGAGAGGCTCCAGGTGGCAACGTCGGAATACGGGCGGTCGTCGGACCACTCGCTGATGATGAAGGGGCCTTCCCACTTGTCGCCGTCGGGGTCGGTCATGCGGAGCCAGACCTTGGGCTGGTCGTTCGTACCGGCGCCCGGGCTGATGGCCTGGACCTTCATGTTCTTCTGGTTGCTGACGTCCTCGCCGTAGCTGACGCCGTCGCCACTGAACTCCACGCTCTTGAACGTCACCAAGTTCTCCTTGGTGAAGTTCGGGGAGTCGTCAGCGGTGGCATCCACGGTGTCCCAAGACACCTTCATGGACTTGCCGCGCATGGCGCCGAGGCGCACGAAGGTCAGCGTGGCCGGGTCGGCGTTCTCGAGCGCAATCGCGAACTCGACGACGACGTCGCGGCCGGTGAATTTCGGAGAGGGCATGGTTTGCGGTCCTCAGTTGGTGATTGCCGAGATGGCGATTTCGGAGATGGGCCGACCGTCGTCGGTTGGGAAGTGGGCGGGCTCGGCCGCCTGCAGGAACACGAGGCCGCCGGAGCTGGTGCGCATGGCCTCGATGACCGTCTCGGCAGCTTGGTGCGGCACCTGAGCGGCGTCGTCGGCCTTGCCGATCAAGGTCAGCGTGAACTCGGGCCGGCGCACCAGCTCGGCAGGCAGTCCGCCGACGGGCTTGAGCACGGCGTAGCGCGCCGCGCCGCCGCCGTCCACCCAGCGGCCAAACTGGATGCGCCAGCCTGGCAGGAGAGGGGCGATGAAGTCGCGGATGGCATCCGATGCGGGCATGCCAAGGAATGCTAGGGAGGCGCGCTACGCTTTGATGGCGCCCGTCAGCACGGCGCGGATGTTGGCCTCAGCCTTCTCGAAGCCCTTGCTGAGAAATTCCTTCTCGGCCGTCGCGCGGCGGAAGGTCTGGGGGCGCTTCGGGTCATGCACGGCCAGGGCATAGGCCGCGGTGTAGCCCACCGTGCCGACAATGGCGTCGCCCTGGCGCTCGACGGCACGGAACTGTGAGTTCAGGAGGGTTGACGTGTCGACGGGCGTCAACACGCTGGCCTCGCTGGCGCCCAGGACGAGGGCTTGCGTCATTGCGCGTGCGGCGCGCTGCTGGCGCTCGGCGATGAACTGGGGCAGCTTGTTGACGACGCGCGGGCCGGCCATTACGTCAGCACCTCATAGTCATCGGCCAGCCGGTCGAAGGTGTCGGCCGACCGGTTGACCGCCCTGACTTCCAGCGCGCCGGCGGACAGCGGGTCCAGTTGGCCGGAGTAGTCGCCGATCAGGATGCGGTCCTGCTGCTTGATGTCCGCACGCTCGGTGTAGATCACCTGGCGGGTGACGAATTCGACGCCGCGGTCATCGGTGCGGCGCTCAGCCTTGACCGCGTAGTCGCAGGCGATCGGCACCGGCGGGCCAAAGGTCTCGGCACCGGTCCAGTCGTCGCGGCCCAGCCAGGGCCATAGGGTGGCGGTCGCCGTGTAGCTCCAACTCGCTGCAGCACTCATGCCCGGCGATGCTAGGCAGGCGCCACCTCGACCGTCTTCCATTCCTTCGCCGACAGCCCGCGGTCGTCGAGGTAGACCTCGGTCATCTCTTTGTTCTTGTGGCCGAGCAACGACTGCACCGTCTGCGCCGGCATGCCCTCGGCCATGTAGGTCCGAGCGCTGAGGCTGCGCACCTCGTGCAGGCTGGGCCACTCGTACTTGCGATAGGCGTCCCGGCCACAGACCGCCACGATCAGTT